AGCCCCTCGCGCGAGCGGCCAAGGTGCCGCCAAGGCACGCCAAGGTAGGCTCGCGCTGCTTCGTCCAGCCTCACGCGACCCCCGTCTCGATCACGCCCTTGTCGCCGGGCACGTAGGGCTCGCCGCGGAAGTTGAGCCGGTTCGCGAACTTGTCCCGGCAGGTGGCAAGGCGCTTGTCGCAGCCGGGCTGGACCCGCAGCACGTCGCCGGCGACAGCCGGGAACGGCAGCGGCAGGAAGAGGGTCAAGGTGCGGCTGGCCTGCACCCAGCCGAGCACGTCGCGCGCCACGCCAGCGTTCAGCCCGGTCTCGAACACGACCACGCCTGCCTCGAACCATCCGTTCACCTTGGTCGGCGCCTCGCCGGTGTTCTGGATCACGACCGTCTGCAGATCGGGCGCGGATGCAACCGTTGCTGGCAGCGTCCAGGCCATACGCGCGGTCCAGGTCACCGTGCCATCCGTCGTGGTGGCGCCGATCGTCGTGTTGAAGGTGGGAGGCGAAGCCGCGCTTGTGCCAGCGGTTGTGCATTCATAGATGCGCTGCTCTTCGCGCCAGGTCCCTGTCGCCAGCGTGTCGGTCTCGACGCGCACGAACGACCCGAGCGCGTAGGCGGTGCTGTTCGCCCGCAGCGACGGTCGGATCGGCACCTTGCATCGCGCGTCACCCAGGTCGGCGCGGCACTCGGGCGTGTAGAGTTCGCCGACCGTCACGTTTAGCGCCTGCGCCAGGCCGCGCAGCTCGGCGCGGAAGGTGCCGTCGTCTCGCGCCACAACCTCGCCCAGCCGCCCGCGTCGCAGCCGGAGCGTTCCCTGCGACAGATCGGCCCAGTTGACCAGGAAGATGCGCACCTCGGCGCCGTCCCAGATGCCGGCGCGCAGCGACGGGGCGTCGATCTCCGCCGCATCCAGGATGCCTTCGATCTCGGTGTCGTCCACCGAGAGGTCGGCGCGCGACGCGATCGCGGCGCGACGATAGCCGGTCTGCGCGCGATAGGTGACGCCGCTGACCACCAGATCCCGGTCGTGATCGGTGAAGCCGAACACCAGCCCATCGCGGCGCTCGACACGCCAGCACGTCGCCAGCGTGGTGAGCCGCTCGCCGAGATGGGTTGCCAGCGCGCCGGATACCGATTTCACAGCCGCACCTCGATCACCGGGATGTCGGCCCACTGGCCTTGAAAGAAGTTTTCCAGGGTCAGCCCGAGTTCATCAGCATCGAAACGGACCGGCACATCGAACTCGCAGGACGCTTCCACGGCATTGCCGGCAGGCGACCGCAGCCCGGTGCCGAGGGTGATGACGCCCGTCGTGGTGTTCACCTGGAACTGGTTCGAGCCGCCGCCGAGGGTTCGCTCCACGTTGTTGACCCAGCACTTCACCGTGCCAGTCACCGGCAGTTGGATCGTGCGCACCTGCGATGCGGGTCCGGAGATGTAGGTACGGATGATCTGGAAGGTCGCCGTCGTGCCGTCCGTCGTGCCGATCTGCTGGCGCGGCATCTGGAAGTCGGACCAATCCTTGAAGCGGAACGCGAAGCCGCGACCGCGACGGGCGCGAAAGAACGCGATCAGGACCGCGAGGTCATCGCGTGTCTTCAACCCGGATCCGACGTTCCAGCGGCCGCGCGAGGCTGACCAGTTCTGGTTGCGCCGCTCGTGACCGCCGGCGGTCGTGACCACGTTCGTGGACCACAGCGGTCCGCCGGTCGCCCCGAGCGCGATCTTGTCCGGGAAGCGGACGTCGTGGAACGCCATCAGAGGCTCCGCTGCGCGCGCTGCAGCGTGCGCGCCATGGAGGCTGCGATCTGGCCCTGCGAGGCGCGGAAGCTGTCTGCGTCAGGGGTGGTGACGTTGATGGTCACGTTCATGCCGCCGAAGCCGCGGCGTGCATCGCGCTTGGGCACGACGATCTCGCCGCGCTGCAGGATAGCAGGGTACTCGTCCGGTCGGAACCAGCCGTTGTGCAGTCTTGGCGCCCCGGCGAACGCGAGCGCCGGCACGCGGCGTTGCGGTACGGCGCTCGCGCCGACCACGCCGCCGTCGTGGAACAGCCCGGCGATGAACGAGCCGATGCCCGAGAAGAACCCGCTGATCCCACCTTCGCCTGCGACGCCCTTGAGCGCCGAGTTGAACAGCGCCAGCAGCGGCTCGGTGACCAGCTTGCGTGTGCCGAGCTTCAGCAGATCCTGCTCGATACCTTTCAGCACACTCGAGAAGCTCTTGCCGCGCGTGATTGCATTCTCGAACGCGCTTTCGAAGGTGAGGCCAAGCTGGCGCGCGACATCATCCACCTGCGTGACCTGCTGTTCCGCCCGGTTCAGTTCGTTGACCAGCGCTTCAGCGCGTCGGCTGATGATCTCGTTGGCCTGCTCGGCGCCGAACCGCAATTCGAGCACGGGACGCAGCTGGCCGAGCCGTTCCAGCGCCTCGATGTAGCGTTCGATCGGCGTGCGCGTCTCCTCGTAGAGCCGCGCGACCTCGCTGAGCGCTTGGTTCTCCTCTCGCCGTGCCTGCTGTAACTCGAACAGCGCGTTGGCGAGCCGCTCCGCCTCCGCGCGCTGGACGCCGGTGAGACCGGCGACCTTCTCGGCGACGAACCGCTCGCGCTCGTCGACCAACTCCGCGAGCTCGAGTTGCCGGCGGAGCGCGTCGATCCGCCGCTCCTCGGCGTTGACAGCCGTGGTGGTGGTCCGCGTGAGCTTCTGCAGCGCCTCATCGCGCGCGCGCAGCGCCTGGGTTTCGAGTTCCTGCCGCTGTCCAGGATCGATCGCGCCCGTCTCAACTGCCCGGCGAATGCGATCCAGCCGCTCTTGGTACTCGCGCTCGATCCGCACCCGTGCATCGAACGTCTCGCGCAGCTTCGCGATATCCTCGGCCGCGCGCTGACGACGAAGCTCGGCCTCGTTCGCGCCCGTGCGGGTGCGTCCTTCGAGGATTTCACGCGCCTGCTCTTGGTACTGCTGATTGAGCGGACGCAGCCGTGCAATCTCTTGTTCGATTTCCTTGCGCGCGCGAATGAGTTCTTCGACGGGCGTCCGCACCGTGCGGCCGCGTCGCGTCGTTGTGGTAACAACGCCATCAACAGCACGGTCGATGAGAGCTGAAATGCGAGCGCGCTCGCCTTCAAGATCCTTGATCTGCTCCGACACCGGCCTGCCGAAGAGCACCCCTTCGAGCACGGTCGCGAACGTGCTCAGCGCCGGCGCCGCCTCGGCGGCGATCCGCGTTGCCAGTCGACCGAACGCTTCGCCAAGCTTGTTGATCTTGTCGGACGCCTGATCCGCCTTGACGATCAGTTCGGCGTCAGCGATCACGCCGTAGCGCAGTGCTTCGGCGATGAGGTCCTGAAGCCTCTCTCGTCCCTGCGCCAGGAATGGGATCAGCCGCTGGCCAATCCGGTCACCGAAGATCTCGGTGGCGATGCGTGCACGCTCGGCCGGGCTCTGGATCGCCGCGATCCGATCGGCGATATCCGCCAGCACGCCTTCGGTCGCGCGCGCGTTGCCGGACGCATCGAGGAAGGCGACGCCGATCTTGCGGAACGCTTTTTCCGCCTCGCCGCCATCAACCGCCGCCTCGCCGATGCGGCGAGTCAGAATGGCGAGGCCGCGTTCGAGATCCTCGCTGCGAAGCCCGACCTCGGTGGCGGCGAAACGAAAGGCCTGCAGAGCATCGGTGGAGACGCCGACGCTGTCCGCAAGCTCGCCGAGCCCGCCCACTGCATCGACGGCCCGATTCACGAAGTTGGCGAGCGCGCCGACCGAGAGCGCCGACAGCACGGGTCCGAGCAGGGACAACGCGCGGCTGGCGCCCTGCGCGCCTGAGACGATGCGCTGGAACGCACGATCGCCCTGCTCGCCGATCTGGGTGAGCTCGGTTTTCGTCTGCTGCGCGCCCTCAACCGACAACCGCAGCAGGAAGCGACGCACTGCCTCAGCTACCATCGCGCCGCTCCTTCGCTCGTTTCACCTGCGCTTCAGCCATTCCATCCGCGATCGCGGCCAGCAGCTCGCCCGTCACCTCTGGGGCGGATCCGAGCGCCTGCGCCATTGCCAGCGCGGCAGCCATGTCGATCCGCACGCCTGCCATGTCCGCCGTCAGGCATGCGAGCGCCGCGCGCCAGCACGCTGTTCCATCGACCGTTTCCGGGGCGTGTTCGACGTAGGGACAGCTCAGGCCGCACTCGCGTCCGAGACCGGCGCATCCTCGGCAGTAGTCTGGCCCGCCGCCGCAGTGCCATGTGGCGCGGGCCCTGAGGCGTTTCCCTCCGCTTCGACCACCCGCAGCGGAGTCATGACGGCATCGAAGAAGGCGAACGCCATCTCCTCATGACTCAGGAGGACGTCGATCGCCTCTGGCGTGATGGGAACCATCGCGCCATCTTCGTCCACCACGTTCTCCCAGGCGCGGATGCATTCGCGCCCGAGCGCCTGGATGGTGAGCATGAGCGCCACGCCGCGACGCAGGTTTTCCTGCTCCGGCAAGTCCTCCTTGCCGAGCAGTTCGAACGCTCGTTTCCGAGCCGACGCCTGCGCCGCTGCGACGACGACTGTCGTGATTGGTGCGACCAGCAGCCGCACGCCATGCGGCAGTTCAACCCATCGCTCTTTTTGCGTGAGCCGGAACATCAGGCGTAGCTCGCAACGGCGTTGCGGAGCGTCACGGTCATCATGCGGCCGACGCCAGAGTCAAAAGCGCAACGGAAATCGAAGCTGGCTTCGATGCCTTGCGGTCCCTGGATCGGCGTCTTGGCAAGAGCCAGATAGGTCTTGTGCAGCGTGATGGTGAGACGACGGGTGGCGCTGATGCGATACTCGAACTCGAGAGCGATCGCGGTGTTGTTGATCGCGTCATCCAGCAGCGTGGTGTCAGCGAAACGGCTTGTCACCTGCCCGGTGGCACGCGAGAGCCCAGGATCGGCACCCTCGATCCTGAAGTCGTCGCGGATCGTTTGGACGATCTCGATGCCGTTCGAGAAGTTCAACTGGCCGCCGGTGATCTGTGCGAGCGCGTTGTTGTTGCGACGGATGATGCCCTGCGCCTTGTTGAAGGCGGTGTAGTCGCGCGTAATCGGCGTGCCTGCGGAGGACGTGTTCGAGCGCGTCGCACCCTGCGCGATCAGGTTGAAGGTGGCGGTAGCGGCGCCGGAAGGCGAGAAGTCGATCTGCCAGGTATCCGCGCGCACGCCAGATGAGACGGCATAGTTGGGCACATCCGGCATGGCTTGCTCGATGCTGTTCGACGGCAGCGAAGAGGCGCCGGAGACGAAGACGTGTTCGAAGTCGGGCGCGGTGCCGGTGGTGGTCGGCGGTCCAAGAAGCAGCCGAAGCCAGTCACCGATGAACTCGAGATCGACCGGCACTTCCGCCTGTCCCTGGACGGTGACGATGCCGCGGAAAGGCGGTGCGACGTCGCGGTTGGTCGCGAGACCGATCACGTCGGCGTCGATGAATGGCTGCTCGGCGCCGAGATCGAAATTGACGATTGGCATCAGCCGCCAGTTGCCGCCTGGCGGCGTGCCGTAGACAGTCTCGACCGCCATGTGGATCTTGCTGTTTGCACCGATGGCACGGGCCATGTG